CAGTCCTGAACACAGGTGCGCTTGCGGTGCCGGTAGAGTTGGCTCCGGCGTAGAACTCGCCAGGGCTTGTAGCCGCAAAACCAATCGACCCCATCGCAAGGTAGTCGATGCCTGAAGTAGCCGCCCCTGCAAGAACGTGGCTTGTGCCGGTTCCAGTAAGCGTGACGACATTGCCTGCCGTGCCTGTTACCGTCCATTTGCCAAAGGTCTGCGTGGTGGTGTCAAGAGCGATGGTGTGGGCTACGGTCTTAGTGGAGGCAAGTTCAGTGAACTGGTTGTTGCCAGTAATGGTCAGCGTGGAAGTTCCGGTTGCGCCGCCAATAGTGAGTTTGTTGTATGACCTACTGTTGCCTGTAAATGTTCTTGCCGACGTTGATGTATCACTCAGAACAATGTTTGCAGTGCCTTTAAAAAACGCGCCTACATCGTTTGTAGCCATCCAAACTGAACCAGTACCAGAAAGAGTCCAGGTTCCAGAACCCATTTTTAGGGTTGTGTTTGTTGGAGTTGTGACGTTAAACAACCCCGTCGTCACGTTGTACGTCACCGCATCAAACGTGCCGCTAGTAAGGGTCAGGGTTCTTGCGGAGTTGAGCGTCAGCGCATCGGCGAGTTGAACCGTTGATGTAACGCAATCAACAGTAACCGGGCATCCAAATGTCACACCGTTACTGGTGATGGTTTGAGTGCTTCTGCCTGCAAAGGTGATCGTTCCGGATGTACTGGTTGATGTAACACCCGTTCCAAATCTCCAGTTGCCATAAACAAACGGCGTACTGGCGCTAGTCGTCAGCGTCATCGCACTTGTTCGTGCAGACGCATCAAACGTCCCGATATTCCACGATGCATCCATTGCAATCGCCCCCGCCACAGTTCCGGCGTTATCAAACACCGCCGTGTCCTGAGCCAAGGGGAACTGATTGATGTCCGGCGTACCGCCCGACCCCGGTGCCCAGGCTGTAGAAGACCAAAGCGAGGCTACTGCTGAATTCCAGTAGACCGTCTTTGCTACAGGGAACGTAATGCCCGTGTTCCCACCACAGTCTCCTGCACGGGTAGGCGATGATCCGGCAGCAGCCCCGGCAATCGTGATGTCTCGGAAGTCGCAGTCGTTTGCGCTGAGGCTGTTTACGGTGAGAGTGCGGGTAGTGCCGAGGGTGTTGGAACGAACGAAGATACGACGAACAGGAGATGCTCCGGCAACGGTCAAGGTGCCGTTAATGGTGTTGTTTCCTGAAAAACGCATCCCGATTAAACCGGCGGTAGCAGGCGCAGTAACAGTAAAATTATTAAATGTGTTATTACCTGAAATTACAGGACTATTGCCGCTAGTTGTTGATGACAAAGTTACATTGTAAAACGTCAAGCCACCACTGCTTAGTATTGTTCCTGTTGAACCTCCAGACAAAATAATTGTTGATGTACCGGCGTTAAATGTAAGATTTGTAATGGTCGCAAAAGATGTGTTTGCGGTATCCGACAATGTTACCGTACTTGACCCAAAATTAATCGTTCTGACGTTGCTGTTGCTAGATAACAAATAACTGGCAGTGACGTTGTAGTTCTTGGTATCAAACGTGCCGTTGGTAATAGTAAGCACGGCGCTAGGCATGTTCAGTGCATCAGCAAGTTGAACTGTGCCGCCATAGCAATCAACTGAAATCCAGGCGCCCATTGACTTGCCTGCACTAGTGATGGTTTGAGTGTTGCGCCCCGAGAATGTCAGAGCATTCAATCCGCTGACCGTCGTGCCAGACCCATTCGTCCAATCACCATAAATTAAGTAATTCCCAACACTCAACGTCATGGCACTGGTGCGACCAGACATATCTACCGTCCCCGTATAGGGAACAGCAGAGTTCATTGTGATTGTGGCCCCTGCATTAAGACCTGTGTTCTCAATGATTGCCGTGTCTTGAGCAAGCGGGAAGTTGTCTGTACTGACACCTCCACCCGAAGATGCTGCCCATGCGTTTGCTGACCAGTTGCCACCTGCGGCAAGGTTCCAATACACCGTCTTGGGCGTGGATGCTGTGATGCCGCGAATACCGCGCAAGTCTCCAATCCGAGTGCCCGAGATGGGCGCAGCAGTGCCGATGACGTAGATGTCGCGGAAGTCTGCGTCGGTCAGACTTGGGGTGGCGTTGATCGTGAGGGTTTGAGCGATGCCGTAGGTTGCACCTCGGAACCAAACTCGACGGTTGCCTGCTGTGCCTGTGGTGGACAGCGTGCCGTTGATGGTTTGCCTATCAGCAAAAGTAAACTGAATTGCACCTGCTGATGCGGGGCCGCTTACTGTGATGTTATTAAATGTATTTATTCCCTGAACACCACAAACGCTTGGCGTTGTTGTGGTACAAGAAATGTTATAAAACGTAACACCCTGCGCTCCTGACGGCCCTCCAATCCAAGAGGCAGCCAAATTAGTGCCAATAATTGTCGAGGTTCCGGCGTTAAAAGTAAGGTTTGTATTGGTTGCAAAATTAACAACAGAGCCATTGGCACTCAACGTCACCGTAGATGATCCAAGATTGATCGTGCGGGTGTTGGAGTTGCTAGACGATAGTTGCGTTGCAGTGACGTTGTAGTTGTTGGTGGTGAAGGTTCCGTTTGTGATTGTGATTGTTCCAGAAGAAACAAACGCATCTTGCAGTGTGTACGTCCCGCCAGTGGCTAAAAATTCTGTGTTTGGTAGTGTTTTTCCCGCAGTCGTAATGTTAAAAGCAGAGGTGCCATAAAAATTGACTTTGCCAGGGCCAGTCAACGTCATGGCTGCAACAAGTGTCAGACTTCCATAAATGTTTATAGTGTTTACGCTGCCCGCAAAAGTCCCGGTAAAACCTGTAAAGTTTAAGGAACGACAGTTTCCACTTGCCGCCAAAGTAACGGTCACCGCGCCCGACGCGGCATCGAAGTAAACATCGTCAGCACTGGTGGGAACAGACGCACCTCCGGTTCCCCCGGATGTGGTGGCCCACTTAGTGCCTGCGGTGCCGTCCCAACTCGCAGTTCCGCCAACCCAAAATCTGTCGGCCACGGTTTACTCCTGTGCGGGTGCTTCTTCTGCGGGAGGCGCGGTAACGATGGCAATCCAGTTGTTCACGCGCTCTGCCTTCATCGCCTCAATCTGCTCAGGAGTGAAGGTGTGGTCATCGGGCAGATGCAGGGCATCAGCGAACTTCCCGTGTGCCGTTTGAAACTCAAAGTCGATCTTGATCATGTCTTTTCCTTAGGCTTGAGTTGTGACAGCAACTACATCCCAACGGGTGTTGTTGGTGTTGTAGATGCACCCGACATAGGTGGTTTTGTTAATCGTCGTGGCCGTGGGTAGCGTCACGCCGATGGCGGTGTAGGTGCCGTTCCAGTTCAGCGTTTGAGATGTGCCGTTATCAAGGATGCGGAACACCAAGCGATTGCCGTTTACCGGCGTGCCAATTGGCGCGTTGATCGCCAAGGTTGCGGCAAGCGCAGTGAAGGCATAAACGTCAAACGATGCCACATCAGGCGTGACAGACGATGCCGAAGCTGCGCTCGACACCCTCGGGTCAATCCGCTTGTTGGTCAGCGTCTGAGCGTCTGTGGTTCCGACAATCGCGCCACTCGGGGCCGTGAGCGATGTGCCCCATGCGGAGCCGGTTGATACCGCGATTCCTGCGCCGGGGTAAACAGTCGGGCCTTGTGCGCCAGTAGGCCCGGTGGGTCCAAGATCACCTGGCACGCCTTGAATGCCTTGCGGTCCTTGCGGTCCGGTAGGCCCGGTATCACCGATGGTTCCTTGCGGCCCGGTAGGTCCGGTTGCGCCAGTATTTCCTTGTGCGCCCGTGGGTCCGGTTGGGCCTTGAATGCCCTGCTCACCCTGGATGCCCTGCACGCCTTGCGGCCCGGTCGGGCCAATGTCACCTTGCGGTCCGGTGGGGCCAACAGAACCCGTGGGGCCGGGGACAGTAGAAGCCTCGCCGGTAGGCCCAGTCGGTCCTTGAATGCCTTGAGTGCCTTGCGGCCCAGTTGGGCCTGTTGCGCCAATATCGCCGGGGGTGCCCTGAATACCTTGCGGTCCTTGCGGTCCAGTCGGGCCAACAAAACCTTGAGGGCCGGTCGGTCCTGCTGATCCCGTAGGACCATTCTGCGTGTAAGTGACTTGAGTGGCCGTGAAGATCACGCCGGGAATCTGCGGAGAAACCGGCGAGGTGCCTGCGGGTACGGTTTGGATCGATATGTTGGTATCCGTTACCGCCCAAATCATTTCGATGTAATCTGCCGCCGCCAACTTCAATACAAAGTTGACGGTCATCAGACCATAGCCGTCCACGCCGCCGTGCTTTTGCTGAATACTCAGCCTAGTATCAGAGTCGGGAACATCGCCCGAGCTTCCCGCATTGTTCTTCCGCAGCCACACGTTGACATCGTGAATCTGCGTGTCGGCGTTGACGAACTGAATCGAGAACGTCAGGCTATAAGTGCCTGCTTGTGAGAACGTGACTCGGCTGTTTGAGACAACGCTAATCCCGTTTGAGTCAGGATCGGTGTTGTTGAGCGTGACCGAATAAGCTGTATTTGCAGCCGCAGCAGTTTGATCTTGGGTAGACCAAAACGATCCCCAGTAGGCCACCGTGCCGCCTGCGCCGGGATTGCCTTGCGGTCCGGTCGGGCCGGTGGAGCCTTGTGGTCCCGTAGGGCCGACAAAGCCTTGATCGCCCTGCACGCCCTGCGGTCCCGTTGGGCCGTGGTCGCCTTGAATTCCTTGAGGGCCGGTGGGACCAGTAGGACCGGGAACGGTTGATTGCGCTCCAGTAGCTCCGGTTGGCCCGGTAGGACCAATATCCCCCTGTGGGCCGGTCGGCCCGGTGTTGCCCTGGATGCCCTGTTCGCCTTGGATGCCTTGAACGCCTTGTGGTCCTGTGGGTCCAATGTCGCCCTGTGCGCCCTGTGCGCCGGTGGGTCCGGTTGCGCCAACAGCGCCCTGCGGCCCCGTGGGGCCAACAGCTCCGGTCGGGCCGACATTGCCCTGCGGTCCTTGAACACCTTGCGGCCCGGTGGGGCCGTGGTCGCCCTGACTGCCTTGCGGTCCAGTCGGACCAGTTGGGCCTGCTATGGTTGACGCAGCACCAGTAGGCCCGGTAGGTCCAGTATTGCCTTGCGCCCCAGTTGGCCCAGTTGGCCCTGTAATGCCTTGCGAACCCGTAGGACCAGTTGCGCCGGTAGGCCCGGTTGCGCCCTGTGGCCCAGTCGGTCCTGCTGCACCTTGAGGGCCGGTCGGCCCGGTAGCTCCTGCAACGCTGCGGTCTAGCCTGACGTTAATGTCGGGAGTTGGCGTGACTTGAAGGTTGACGTTGTTGCCATCTTGGACAACTACCTTGATGTTGCTCATACAACCACCACCCCGTCAGACCGCACCAAGAACAGCAAGAAGATGATTGCATCATCTTGCGGCGTGGTTCCGCTTGCGGGGAAAGAGACTTTGACGCGACCCGAAAAGCCTACGCAGTTGGCGGCATTGATTTCCAACTGAGGGTCGGTGTTGATCAGCGACCAAGTGGAATCGTCAATCACCAAGGTGCAAGTGCCTGCGGCATCGACCCGGTTGGTGATCGTCAAGCTAACCGGCGTGGGGGTCGGCGTGTAGTCGGCAATGTCGAAGGTCAACCCGTTGCGGGTGTCTACGATGTTGCTGACTTGTCTGCGAACAATCTGCGCGTCAATCGTGGCGCCCACAAGAGACAGGGGCAGGCCGGTTGCGCAGTTGGTAAACGAGAGGTTCCAGTAAGTTCGTTGATTCCAAACCAACTCACCGGCAAGAATAGGATTGTCGAACCCGCTGACTTGAGCAAGCGTATTTTTGTTGAAGATCGCTATGGCTTTACCCTGCCTTTCTTACAAAGCACAGGAAGCCCTGATTGCTTGACATCCTGTTTCCCCTAGCTCGGGTGGTGACGCTCCCCGCACTCTCGCGGGGCTACGGGATGGTGTCTTATCTTGCCAAATTATGCCGCTATGCGTCTGTCTCGTCACGCTTTTTTGCTGTCTCCATGTATAGGGAAAACAGCATTTTGTAGAGGTCGGCGTGGGTGAAGGTTTGGCCGGTCGGCTGTCCCGTCTGCGGGTCTAGCATCGCCACCGTAGCCGCAGCGTCAAACGCCACCCCGCAGCTTCCCCTATTGGAAAGCAAAACTGTATTGTCAAAAGCTATGGCTTTCTCTTCTTGGAAGTAAGCCATGATCTTTTCGCCCGTTGAGGCGTGGGGATTGACAACCGTGACAGCGCGGCAGCGCGTCCATGTTGAGCCTTGAATTTGGGATTCTTGGTAATTCATCATGCTGTCCATACGGGGATAAGGTAGATCGTTCCGTCAACCTCAATTTCCAACCAGGTGTTAGTTGTATTGTTGGCGCCGGGTTTGTTGGCATTGTTGAATGTGGCCGTGCTTGCGCCTGCGCCAATGCCGGTACGCAAAGACAACACGCTTGTGTTGATCGTGCTTTGAAGTCTACGAACAGTCAGGTTAGGAACAACTGTTGTTGATGAGACAACCAAAGGCGCGGTGCCTGTTGCCACGGTTGTTTCAATTTGACCTGTGGCCGTGATCTTGCCGTCGGCATAAAGAGCTTTTGTGGAGTCTGATGCCGTGAAATAACCACCATAACCCGAGCTAGTTCCTTGCCCCCTTACGCCTTGACCACCGGCCACGCCCCAAACGCCATAAGCACTAGAAGCTGTGGAAGTGTTGTCACCACGAACACCGGCTGCGCCTGCCGTATCAGTTTCGCCGTAGACGCCGTTGATGTTGTTAGGTGATCCTGTGCCGTAAAGCGCAGCGAATTGAGTTCCCGTAGTGACGCCCGCAAAGTAACCCGTGCCGGTCACATTGATGTTTGCGGTAGATGTGATGTTGCCTGCCGTGATCGTGCCGAGGTTGGCAGAGATGGCCGACAGTTGTCCGACCTTGAGGTTGGAAAGGTAGGGCACATACCAAGTGGTTAGATTGGTTACGGGGTCATAGATGCCGTCGCTTTGGAACAGAGCCTCGCCCGCAACGATGCTAGGCGGCGTGGCCTGCCAAGTCTCTGAGCCGCCCCAACTATTGAACGGCGGGAATGAAGCGTTGCCCACCGTGGTCAATGAGGCGGGCGTGGAGTTCAGCGAGGTCAGCGTACTCTTTGCGTAGCAGATGCGCGATGAGTTGCCTGTGGTTCCGGTAGTGCCCGTAGGCCCGCTGCTGCCCGTTGGCCCGGCGCTCCCTGTAGGCCCGGTGGGGCCGATGGTGCCAGTAGGGTTCCAAACAAGCGCAGAAGATATGGACGAAAGCTGCGAGGTTGCTACATCGTTTGCAACTTTGAACGCAAAGTAATAAGTGGTGGAAGGCAGGGAAATGTTTGCGAACTTGAATGCAAGAGATGGCGCAAACGCCTGCGAGTTGGCCGAATACTCTGTGCCCCAAACTTTCCAATCAGACACGGAAGGCGTCGTGGAAGTTGTATAGAAAAGCGTGATGCTTGTGACCCGTCCAGTCGACGGGAGATTGCAAGTGACGCTAAACGATGGAATGGTTGCAGTTGGGTTGAGGTCGCCAACAGTGGGGGCAGACAGCGCAGAGAAGAAGAAAGCTGAATTTAGCCCGCTGTTAGGCGAGGGCGTGAATTGCGTGATGTTCTGATCGTCGTAAACGGCAGCGTTGTATTCCGTGCATTCAATCTGTGCGCCAAGGTTGCCGTCGGGTAGGGTCGTTTCGCTGACCTTAATGGCGCGGAACAGCTTGTTCGTCCAACCGTAATCGCTGTTTGTGATGCTGATGACATCGCCCGCATCAACCTGAATGCCGGGGTATGCGGTTGAGAACGTGACAATCAAGTCCTCACGCGCCTGCTCAAGCATTCGGTTGGCGATGTACTGCGCCTGCACCGAGTCGTTGATCAGATCGAACGTCACCGTGGCTTTGTTGGCCGGTTCGTTCGCATACATCAATGCGCTTGGCGTCTCCAAGAAAATCAGGTTGGGCTGATCCTTGTTTCCCTTCCACGGGAACGTGGCCTCGACTTGGTTGATGCTCTGCGTGATGTCGGAGATGCTTACTCGAAGCTCACCGATGATATTGCTGTCGTTAAACGAGAAGGATGAAGACTCTGCCTTGTTAATCACCGGCATCCATTGGCCGGTTGTCTCTTGGTATGCAAGCCAAGAGTCGCAAGCCGTAAGAATGCGGTCGATGTTGCTCAGGACGTTCTCGCCCGTGTTCAGCACACCGTTGATCCGATACCGAGCTTGAGTAGTAGACCCGCCCGTGTAGGGGATGTATGTGATCAGTTGGTCAGAGTAAGTGTTCAGCGCCCCGCAAGCCGTGGTGTTGATGTTGCCGATGGGAACCGCACAACCATACACATCCGACTTCAGGTAGTCCTCAAGCACATCGCCGGGGCGTGCCGCGCCTGCGCTCTTGAGGTAATGCGAAACCTTGAAGGTCAGGGGCTGAAGACCCGTCGTACCCGCTTCGCTGTTGTAAGTGAGCTTGACGATGGCGAATGCCAAGCCGTTCATCTGTCGGTTGGTTGCAGGCCACCGCAGACTAGGCGTGATGTCGGAACCACCCATCACCACACTCGGGGCAGAGCCGGTCACGTTGACAATCGTGCCCGCCGCATTGGAGGTATAAAGGTTGATGTAGAGGTTGCCCGAAATCTTCGTGTCTACGTTGCCCGCGCCATCAGTAAGGGCTACGACTTTGGTGGGGTCGGTGCTGTCAAAAGTTATTGCACGGTCGCCGTAATAGAACTGATTTTCTAAAGTGACAGGATCGGTTCTGCGGAAGAAAAACTGACCATCAGGCGAGATGTTGCTGATTGCCAAGACGTAGTACATCGTCTTGTTGTCGGTGGACAGCACCGCATCAACGAACGTGCCGCCGAGCCACGCATCGCCATAGACAACCGGAATCGGATTGTTTGCGCTCGGGGGAATTTGCTGCCGTGAGCCGGGATCGACTTGGTTGGGTGCCTTGTTTGCCCCAAACGTGCGGGTGACGACGTAGGACAGCGCGTAGTTAATCGCAAAGGCGGTCGCGTAGTATGCGATTCCCGTTGTAGCGCCGACGATGGCGGCGGCAATCATTGTTCCGACCATTTTTTATTCCTTGCAGTACGTCGAGTCGATCTTCTTAAAGCCTCGGCTTTCAAGATCAATCTTAGGGCTTTGAGGCATCAGCGAAATGATGACAACCTCGGCCCGTTCCTGATCAATCAATTCTTGTGCTTTCTTGTTGTAGGCCAAAAACAATTTGCCGCCAATCGTTGTGTTCCTATGCTCGGGCGCGACCCACCAAGCTAGTTCCCTGACTTCGTTAACCTCGGGGCACCACACATTCGGCACCACGATCCCCGCTGCCATCCCGCGATATTCGTTGTCCACCAAGACAAAGCCGCGACCGATGATGAGCGAGGAGAGAAGCTGCCGTATGTGTTGCTCATCGTGTAGTCTCTTGTCTCTCAGTTTAATGATCGGGGACTCTGCCGCATATTGCCGCATCATCTCGACGCAGGCATCTATGTCGAACTTGTTTGCTTCCCTGATCATTGTCCGATGGTGTCTTCGTACTCAATCCTTGGAACCGTCGTGCCGCCGTTGCCGCCGTTGATGCCGCCCGGACTTGCCACGCCGCCACCGGATGCGGGCTTGCCGAAGTCGAAGTAGGTGCTAGAAATCGCGTCAACACGATCCATTGACGTTTCGCTAGTACCGTAGCGATCTTGCCAAATTGCCTTGTTGGTCTTGGACGATGCCACATAGGTTTCTAGCACCCGCTTCATGGAGGTGCAGGAAATCGAGCAAGTGGCAATCCTGCTGCGTACCTCGTCGTTCCAATCCTCGGTAATCGAGACATTGGTGATGATGCCTTGGTAGCGTTTGAAGAACTGCTGCGTCGGCGTGGTGATGATCTGATTTTCAGAGTCAAGGAAGCCGCGCCAAATTTCGACGGTGCTGCCCTTGATGTCTGCGCTTAGGATCAGCGCGACGTTGGCCGGGTTGATGCCAGTCAGCGACACCATCATGTCGGTCGAGGTTGACTTGATGTTGCGCTCGACCTGGCCAATCCCGAGCAGCGACCCCATCCCTGAGAACGTGATCCCGCTGACGGTGACGGGCGCAGCCGCATTGCAGAATGTGTAGGTCGTTGGCGAGGTCTTGCCCACCACCATCCTGACAAACTCAGCGTGTCGAATGTTTGCGCTGTTCAGCGCGGTCATCGTGGTACTCATGGCGCGACGTTCTCCCGGAACACGAACGGTTGATCCCAGTTCACAAACGCGCCATTGGTCATCGGCGTCAGCGAGTAAGTCGGGCAGACTTCCGCATAGACGGGGAAGTAGACCGCAGACCCGACCGCCGTGAGCGTGCCCGTGCTAGGCGTGCCGATAACGGGGCGGTGCAGATTGACGTTAACGGTTGAGCCGCTGCCGCGCAAGACTTGTTGCGTGACCTTGTAGACGTAGCTGCCGAGTTGCAGGAAGTCGCCTGCCGCAAATACAACGGTGCCCGCGCCGACAGCGGGAAGATTGCCCACGCTGATGGTCTGCGAGTTTGCCGGGGGAACCGAAGCAAGTGTCAGAGCCGCAGCCTGCCCCGCGCTGAGTCCACCCTTGTACTCGGTGAACCAAGAAAGCGTGGTGCCGCTAAACGTGATGTTTGCCGCCGTCTGCCGGTCGAGGTTGTCGATGGTCTGAATCACATCCCGCACCTGTGGGTAGTACAGGTAGTTGTGCGGGACGATGGTGAAGACCCAAGGAACGGAAGTAAGGTACTGCGCCGTTCTGATCTGCCCACCCCGCGTGACTTGTTGACCGACCGTACGCCGGTTGTTCACGGTCATCGACTGCTGAATGTCAACGATGGTCTGAAACGACATTTACATTCTCCCCGGCGTGACTGCCAAGCCTTTTTGCGCGTACTGATTCGCCGCCCAAATTGCCTTAGAACTACCAAGTAGCCTTTGCTCAAACGACTTCACATCAATCGCTTGGATGTTGTAGTTCGTGATATTGGTCGAAGCGCCCGCGCTTTGCAGATTGTGATTCGGAATGATGGTGCCACTCATGCGGGGCACAAACAGTTCAGGCCCGCGCTCACCCACGAGATAGGCAGAGTTGCCCGTAACCGTGCCGCCCATTGCCCGCGTTGGAAGGTTGAAGCCAAAGACGCTTGCCAACAGCTTCATGGCCGAAGCCTTCAGTTGAATGGCAATCATGTCGAGGATGATGCTGCGGGCAAACTCTTTAAAGTTGAGCTTGCCGGTACGCACGAAGTCGTCAAGCGCACGAGTCATGTTGCCCATTAGCGAGCCGAACATCATTGCGCCGGTTTCCATGTCCCTCGGGAATTCTTTGAAGAAGTCGCCCGCAGCCTTTTTTAAGCCTTCAAACACGCCGATGTCTTGATTGGCTTTTTCCTCTTCATCTCGAATTTGTTTGATGAGTTTAAGCCTGCGATCATAGATTTGATTAAGACGCTCTTGCGCCGCCTCTCGGTCTGCGGGAAGCAACTCAGCTTGCCTAAGTTTTTCTTGTTCCTCGGCTTGTTGTGCGGTCAGATTAATGAAAGACCGAAGGTACTGATAGTTGTATTCCTTGATGTCTTTCCTTTGCGACTCAAGATGAAGCAGTCTTTCTTCGGTAGTAATTGCTCGATTTTGTGCCTCGTCGCCCTTGACGATTTGATCAACGTACTTTGCGTAGGCAATTGACGCCTGCTCTCGTGCGACAAATTCTTCATCTGCACGGCGCATACCATCCACAAAGCGACGACGACGCTCCAACTCTGCGCGCTCTTCTTCTTTCTTGCGCTTTTCTTCTTCGGGATCAACTCCCTTCTTAATATCCCTGAGCTTGCCGCCTGTCTTGCCGTCAGCGGTCATTGCGGGTTCAACGGGTTCAGCCCTTCGCACATCGGCCTGCGTTGCTTGCTTTTGCGGCCCGCGAAGTTCGTCTAGCAGCTTGATGGCATCTGCAAGTTCTTTCCTGTATCCCGACTTCCAAAACTGTCCGACATTTGGGTCGGCAATCTTGGCGTTCAATCTTTCAATTTCCTCAAGCGTTGCTTGAATACGCGCGGTCTTGAAGTCGTCGGCAAGAGTCGAGAAAAAGCCTTGGACGAGCGTGCCTGACTTGGCGTGTTCGCTCATCTTGTCCAATGCTGAATTGATCTTGCGAAGCGCAGGCTCCAAAAAGTCGATGAAGCTCAAGGTTAGATTGCGACTTGCCTTTTCCAAACTGCCATAAAAGTCAGCAAGCAGTTTGATGGCATTGGCCTGTCGATCCGTGACCGACTCCATGCTTTGCATCTCTTTGGCCATCGTTGCAAGATCGACCCCTTTGGCCGCCTTGCCTAACATTTCCATCGCTTTCGCGGAGCGCGTCAACGGGTCTTCAATGTTGGCGATGCCTTGAATGGTTTGTAAGAAAAGCTGCTCACCCGTCAGACTCTCTAGGTCTTTGAGGGAAATGCCCATCTTGGCAAAGTTGCGTTGCGCCTCAAACGATCCCTCTGCGGCCTTGTCCACATAGTTATTGAACGAGGCAAACATCTTGCCCGCATTATTGAATTCGCCCCCCGCCCTCTCAAGCGAGTTTTGTAGCTTGACGACGGTATCAATCGCTACATCATTTGCCGCCGCAATATCGGCAACTCCATCAGCAAACATGGTTGCTTTGACAGTCATGGCCGCGAATGCGCCTGCTGCCACTGTTGCCATGCCTTTTGCCTTGCCGACAAACTCTTCCATCTTCTTGCCCGATTGAGCAAGACCCTGATTGAATTCGGCGGTGTTCAGCCCGAGCAGTACGCCCAAGCGTGCAATCATGTTAGCCACGTTTGAACCTTTCTTTATTGAAGCCCGGTGCCATCGTCATAAAGGTCAGAAGCTGCTCGTTGGCTTGAGCCTTCTTCTGTTCCTCGGTTAGCGGGGGATAGATGTAATCGTATGCGGGACCAAGCACTTTCTCAAGCGAAAACGGCTGCGCGTTGGCCGATTTCATGTAGTTAAAGACGCCCGAGACAAGCGACCCCAACAGGTAGATGACGTTGTGATTGCCAAGCATCCCGTCGGCATACATCGTCTGTATATC